ACCACGATATGAAGCAGGCGTGCACGTTGGAATAGATTTAGCAAAGGTTAATGTACATCAACAAGAAGCTGTAGATAATATGGCAAATGAGATTAGAAAAGAAATCGATAAAGATATCATTAATGATTTAATGGCAGTAAGTACTGCTTTACATACACCACCAGATGAAGCACTAACATTAGAAAAGCTTGAATCGGTAATGGGTAAAATTGACGCATGGGCTGTCCCAACAAGCGGATGGTCACAAGAATACACCAATTGGGCATTTGAGAATAAGACGAGTCAACTAACTCATGATGATGAAGAATCCAAAGAAATTTCTTGGTACAACCCGTTCGGCGCTGGAGCAGATTGGTTTAAAACCGCAGGTTTGCCTACATCCACAATGGAAGAAATTTCATTCACAGAAGAAGATTTGGACGAACTTATCGACTTGCTTGACAACAACAAGCCCATCGTAATGGAATTCGCCTAAAACTAACGCATTCTATATAAATACCTCCAGTTTGTATAGGATGCATTTTTAATGAAAATTTTAGGAATTGACCAGAGCTTTACGTCCACTGGTGTTGTAATGCTTGAAGACGGGGCTTTATTGACAGCTCATAAGTTTACAGCAAGTAAGTCTGTGAACCGATTCGCTCAGGCATATGAAATAACAATCCACTTAGCAGGGATTGTAGATGAATTTAAACCAGACATCATCGCCATAGAAGGCTTGGCGTTTGGTATGCGCGGGAACGTTACCCGCGACTTAGGTGGATTGCAGTTTGTAATTATATCACACCTACAGGAAGTTAAAGGACGTGAAATTGATATTATCGCACCTACGTCAGCAAAGAAATTTGCTACTGGTAGTGGGCGAGCGAAGAAAGAAGATATGATTGACAGCTTACCTAAATCAGTGTATAGTTATTTCACAGGTCTGGGTGTAAAGAAAACCACAGGCTTGAGTGACTTAGCAGATGCCTATTGGATAGCTAAGACCGCTGAAGCAAATAACATAAAAGGTAATTAATGTCCACTTACGTATATAAATGCAACAATCTTGGATGCGATATTTATAATATTCCATTTGAAGTTGAAATGAGTATGAAAGAACCAAATCTTACAAAATGTCCAGACTGTGGCGAGACTTCATTATATAAGGTTATCGCTTCCGCTGGTGGTGGTTTCCGTATTGGTGGACTAGGTGTCCACAAACCCACCGCCCATTGGGGCGATTAAGTGAATCGTCGGTATGATAAAGAATTAAAAACCCTCCTATCCTCCGACTCTCCCATTGATTTTTACCTTTGGATATCAGTATTAAACTTTTTCGATGACCATAAGGAAGAATTAAATTTAAAAGAATTGAAAAAAGTAGTTGACAAGTGTGAAGAATGTCGGCTATACTTGAACAAAGACAATCGTGACCCTATAAGTCAAGAAGATGTTAAACCTAATGTTTACGAATTTTATAGGTTACAGATAGAAAATAATAAAAATAATAAAGAAAGCGAATCAGTTGAAACACTCTACGCAATTCCTGCGTAACATTCCCCTTTATTCAATTAAGTAGAAGTGATTATCATAGTCCGCTTGTTAGGACACGCTGTTGCAATCACCAACAGTACGGTGTATGAAGCCCTATAGTATAGTGGTCTATCGTAAGATATAAGTGTTCATCGTTAGATAGAAATATTAAAATGGTCGAAAATCAAGTAAACTACAGACTCCAGATTTCAGCGATAGTGGTAGCCCACTAGTCCCGCTTTAGCCTTCGGTGACCGGACTGGATTTGTGAAAATCTGATGGGAAGCAGAAGGCACAGCTCTCAAATCATTTCTTAAATTATGTTAGTAAATAGATAAAACCCAAATAAAGAACAATACGACGCGCCAGCGGAAGGATTGTTCTTTATTTGTTCGGTGGGTTCTTCCCGCAGAAAATTATTGCATTTGGTTCAATTATGTGGTAAGCTGGTGCAAATAAATTTAATAAGAAGAAAAATAAAATGACAGATGACATCAAGGACTATTGGGCAATACCCGAATTCGATTTACGTAAAAACCAAGAGCTTGCACTGGACTGGATGCAAGAACAAATATCCGAACATGATAGCAAATACCTCATACTGGAACTACCAGTTGGTTCAGGTAAGTCCCTATTAGGTCTTAGTTTATCCAAATATTTAGCTAAGGGGCTTGGTAGTTCATTTGTACTAACACCACAGCGCATATTACAAGACCAATACGAAAAAGACTTCAAGCAACTAGGTAAGCAATTTCTTGCTTCATTGCACGGCAAGTCTAATTACAAATGCGAAAGCAAAGGTGCGTCATGTAAAATTGGTTCTTTAGTAAAACCCGCATGTAGAGACTGTCCGTTTAAAACAGCAAAACAAAATGCGCGTAATGCAAAGAACACTGTACTTAATTACAAGCTTGCATTGACTTCATTTCAATACACAGATACATTCGAAAAACGTGGGTTAATGATATTAGACGAAGCACACACATTAGAACAGCATTTAGTTGACTTTGATTCGGTAGACATCACATACGCTATGTGTAAAAGATACGAGATAGACTTTCAATTAAAAACAGATGCAGTGGCAGCTATTGATTGGATAAAAGACAAATATATCCCCGTATTAGAAGATACATTAAATGACATGGAATTTGACTGCGAAGCATTATACGAAAAAGGCGATGCGCTTACACGCAAGGAACTAAACACAATAAAGGAAACAGAAGAGCTGGCAGGTCATATAGCGGACGTATTAGATATGTCGATGCGTACTCCCGAATACATAGAAGAAAATTTCGTATTGGCATGGGACAAGACAATGTTTTGCTTTAAACGCATTGGTGGTTCATATTCATTTCATAAAATTATTAAACCAATGGCAGATAGATTTTTATTTATGTCATCTACCATACTCAATAAAAACACATTTTGTCATGACATAGGTATTAGTCCAGACGATGCCGTGTTCTTGTCACTACCATCTGAATTTGATGTAGAAAACAGACCTGTGTATTATATGCCAGTCATGAAGATGAATGCGTCATGGAGTAAACCAGAAAACGCTGGTGGTCGTAAAGATATGATAGAACGTATCATTGGGTTACTTGACATACACGAAGGTGACTCTGGTATCTTACATACAGCAAATTATGCGGTAGCGCAGTGGTTAGTAAAAGAACTAAATGGGAAAATATCCCATAACATTTACAGTCATAATCCAGAAGATGACATGAACCGCAATGAAGCGATTAACCATTACATTGATTCGACGCTACCATCCATTTTGATTAGTCCGTCAATTACAGAAGGACTCGACTTGAAAGACGACTTGGCACGATTTGCTATGATTGTCAAAACACCATTTGGCTACCTTGGTGACCAGTGGATTAAGCGTCGTATGGAAATGTCAGTTGAGTGGTACCGCCGTCGTGCTATTACCCAAATCATACAGGGTGGCGGACGTATTGTACGTGGCTTGGACGATGAAGGAACCGTTTACATATTAGATGGTAGTTTTGGTTATCTTTACCAGCAGTCATATAATACGTTTCCAGAATGGTGGAAAGAGTCTTTTGAACAGTTAGGTTAATACTTCTTGACTTTTGTAACCTAATTGTGTTATAATGTATCATCGAAACAGAGGAATGTATCATGAGACACCCAATAATGATTATCATATTAGCCGTTGAGCCAATCCTGTCTATGTCATTAACCCTATGGATGTACCTTACCAAATGCGCTATTATAACATTTGTCATAGTAGCATTCATTCCCAATATATCCTTGTTTGTCTTCATAGAGAACATTTGGAATGTAATTATTATACCTTTTGGTGCTATGTTTAATTATTTTAGTGCATCGGCAGATTATTTCAGAGCTGCGTCAAGTGTTAATGGATTACACGCATTTGCGAATCTATTTGCTATGCTTGGGTGTGTAGTGTTAATGCTTGGGATACCGCTCCTTTTTGCCTTTTTGCAAGTCCTTGTAATAGGCGCGGCATTGTTTAGTATGTTAATGCCAAGCGAATTAATTGAAAGAAATATCGCTGCTGAAAAAAATGGCGGTAAAGAACCACAAATGTTTGACCGAAATGACTACTACATATTAACGGGTAGAACTACGGTAGACGACGTTTTCAAAGCTGAAGTTGAAGCTACCGCAATAGCCGAAGCGTTGAAAAGGTAATAAAAAGGGGGACGATTGTCCCCCTTTTTTAGTATATTGGATGTGGATTTTTCTTTTCTTGTTCAAGCCGTTTCTGTACAAATTCCATTGCCATATCACGTTCGATATATGACATTGAATACATAATATCATTATATCGCATCGCACCTCGCATAAAGTATGACAATTGGATGGCGTTATCTATAATTATTTTGGTATCGCGGTTTAACCTAGCATACATATCGTTGATTTGGTCTGCTGTACCAGTTTTCCGCGTTACATAAAAAAACTAATAGGGTTCACTGGCGTTTGGATTACTATATCTTTCTCACAGTCTTTACACATTGCGTGTAATGAAAAATCTGGTCCAAAATCAGATGCCTTCTCAATATTCTTTGTCAACTTAACCAACCAACCTGCTGAAATTTTTCTTATCCATTCTTCGATAAGTAGTGGGTCTTCTTCCCCATCCACAGAAAATATTATACTTCGGATAATATGCACCGACATATCCAGCTCATCTTCTGGCGTTAATTGGTTGCCAGTTTCTGCTGATTGATATAATTTAATTACGTCTTCAAATCTTGATGGGTTTAGTTTAACAACCTGACCATTCTCCAAAGTTACCGTATAGTTTTTGACTACAGTGGTTGGGTCTATCTTCTTACTAGATGATATGAAGTCCGACAACTGAATAACGTATGGATTTGCTTTTGCGTCTTCACAATCATGCATATATGTTATATCCATTTCATTACCAAATGTTACCTGTCGTAAACACACCAGTAAGAAATCTACGTCTTTTGCGAGCAGTTTCAAAGGCAGCAATACCTGTGGAATGCACCGCCTGAAAACTTTATCTACCGCTTCACCAGAGAATAAATGGTCGGGCGATTTCATTAAGATTTCATCATATGCACTCATAGGATGAATGTGTACTTCCCCCATTTCAACGTCGTCGCGCAATTCTCCCTTTTTGTAGAATAATCCACGTGAAGGTAATTGGAACGTACTTCCGGGCATTTCTACACGCGCAAGTAGAGGATTAACGCGAGCTTCGGGTATTGTTGGTACGGGTTGTTGATTAGTAACTGCTTGTTCTTCCATAATTCTTTCCTATTTTATTTGTTATTTATGATGTATTTATGATGTATTTATAAGTGAGAAAAACGTTAATTCCATATGATATAAATAGTTAAGACAGATTAAAAGGTTAAATGGATGGCTATAGATAATACAGACTTAAGGGCGATATTAGACGCAATATCGAAAGAACGCAAAAGTAGTTCAATATTCAACGCCGGACAAGATACGGGAATAAAGGATTTACGTGACGCAAACGACCGAAATGCCGACGCACAACTTCAAATCCTTAAAGATATAGTGAATGCTGATAGAAGCAAAACTAAAGAATTGGTAAAAGGCGTCAATAAAGCATTTCAAGACGCGGGTATCAGCAGAGAAATTAAAAGTCTGAAAGATATACTTCTTGCACAAGACCAAGCTAAGGCGATGTCACATGTTGCTGCTGAATTGCGAAAAGTGAAAAATGCGGAATATGCCTCACAGGAAGAAGCCCAAAAGAAGCTAGATGAATTAAATGATGTATTAGAAAAGGTTGGTATGAAATTAACCGACTTTGGTGATGCTGCGGCTAAAGTTGCGAAAGTAGAAGGCAACGTCTTTAAAGATGAACAGAAGTATAGAATTGCGGGTGTAAAAAATGCACAGGAATTAGACGATGCTGCCGAATTGACTGTTGATGCTCTGGAAAAATCTGCCAAAGCACATGAACGTCATTCAGAAGCCTCCGATTATGCCAAGCGGTTCATATTTAGACTTGGCAACGCTGCCAAGGCGGTAGCGAAAGACTTTTTAAAATTTGCTGAACAAGAACAGCGCTTCCAACAAGCTTCCGCTACCGCCGATGCTGGATGGATAGAAGGTATAACACAGCTTGGAATAAGTCAAATAGAATACGCTAAGATATTAAAAGACACAAGAATTGAACAATTGGCGATGGCATCTGGTGGGGTTGATTTTAAAGCTTCATTGAAGGCGTCTGCTGATTCATTAGAAAGCCTCACCCCAGATTTAGAAACCGCAGGTAAAGTAGCAGCATCTTTTCATAAGAATATGGCACTGGCTGGTGTTTCACAAGAAAATCTTGGGGATGCAGTTGCACAACAAACAAAAATCTATAAAGAAAATTTCAGGGCGATGTCAATCACCGCCGAAGAGTTTGCTACGTTAACTACTGAACTTATTAGTTCGCAAGGCATGCGTAATGAACTACTAACTTTACATGAATCTGAACGTAAACAATATGTACTAACTATTCAGCGTAGACAAGCAGAATACTTAGCTATGGGTTATACCATCGAACGAGCGAAAGAATTACAGAATACTTTCCAAGCTATCAATAAGATGAGTCCTAAGTCGCGTATGCAGAAAGCAGCGCAGCAGCGCTCTATGATGGGGGCTATGGGTATGGGCGCCGAAGGTGCACGCGCTTTCGATTTGCAAATTCGTATGAGAACTATGAACGCAAAAGACCGCGCTGACGCAGAGTTGGAATTAACTGAAATTAATAAAAAAGTTGCCAAAAAATATGGACAATTAACCGGCGCCGGAGCTGGACTTGGTCAATCTATGGTTTTTCAAACTATGGGTGAGAAGACGGGCATTGATGCAATCGCGGAAAAATTTGAAACAGAATCAGCTCTCGGTAGAAAGATTGATAAAGACCAATTGACACAGCTGAATGAAATTAATTCTGGTGTATCTGAAGCATTAAAATGGCTGAGTATTTTTTCTGCCGCAGAAAATAGTTCAGTTGGTTCTATTGCTACGTCGATGTTAAGTGGTGGCGCTAACATGCTTGCTTCGGGTGCAGGGTTATATGCAGGTGGTAAGTTAGCGGGTATGGCAGCAACAAAATTCTTAGGTAAAGGTGCAGGAGAAGCTGGTAAAACCACAGCAAAATCAGCTGGTAGTGCCGCAATAAAAGGAGTCGCCGACCCTGCTCTGAAAAAAGGACTTGCTAAAGGTGCAGCAAAAGGTTTAGTCAGAGCAATCCCCGGTATAGGTATGATTGCCGCACTTGGTTTGGCAGGTTACCGCGCTTCTGAAGGCGACTGGCTGGGTGCATCTATGGAATTGGGCGCAGGCGCAGCATCATTATTACCCTTCGTAGGTACAGCTGGCTCATTAGCGTTATCTGCCGGTTTGGTTGCGCACGATTTAACTAGAGACACAGACTCATCGTCTGAGGAAATAGTTAATCCTGAAGAAGATTCACCGATGAATAGTTCCCCACAGAAAACTTTGGAAGAACTAAATATAACAATGAAAAGTTTGAATGAATTTATTCGTTCTAATGGTGTTGTAAACACAAACCAATTGGATACAATTAAGCAAGCAACGGCTGCCATAACAACTAACCAACACTATCTCGCACCGAATTCTGCAAGGTCAGCACAATAAAGTAAATCATAAATACTTTATAAATTATTGTAATATAGGAATAAAATATGTCAGCAGGACAATTCACTGGTCATTTTAAAATTGTAACACCGCAATCTTCGGCAACGAAGATGACCGACTCACAGGAAATGGGTGATGTTGGTGCGTATAACAATTATACATGGTACCAACGACTAATTCAGGGTTCTGCTTCAAGAATGACTCGCTATCGCGAATATGATTTAATGGACAACGATATTGAAGTATCGCGTGCATTGGATACGATAGCCGAAGAAATGACTGGCAACAATCCAAAAACAAAAGAACCACTCAAATTAGACATCTTAACAGAAGATGAAGACAATGTAGAATCTACAGCAGTTTTAACCCTAAAGGCAGCACTACGACGTTGGGGTCAGATGCATGATTTCCCAATGCGCTTATATAGTACAGCACGATTAATGGTTAAGTATGGTGATGTATTCTTCCGTAAAGGTGAGCAGATGGGCGACAAGTGGATGTTCATTCATCCTAAGAACGTCATCGCTGCCGTAGTATCTGAACACGATGTTACCAAAGTTGTAGCATGGCAAATTAAGAACGATATCCAAAAACCAAAGTCTGGTGGATATTCTATGCCACTTGGTGCTAAACAAGATACCCAACAAGAATCTGAAATTGTTCCATCTAAACAAATTATACGCTTTTCATTAAGCGACGACATGTCGGATACACAACCATTTGGTGAGTCTATCCTGCGTGCAATTTATCGTTCACACAAACAAAAAGAATTATTAGAAGATGCTGTATTAATTTATCGTATCCAGCGCGCACCTGAACGTCGTGTATTTTACATCGATGTTGGTAAGATGCATCCGGGTCGTGTTAAGCAGTACCTTGAAAACATCAAGAATGAAATCAAACAGAAGAAAATCCCTACATTGAATGGTGGTCAACAACAGGTTGATTCAACCTACAACCCCCACTCAATGTCAGAAGACTTCTACTTTGCATCACGTCCTGATGGTCGTGGTTCAAAAGTTGAAACATTACCCGGCGGTCAAGGCTTAGGTGAATTGTCTGACCTTGAATACTTCCAGCATAAGATTTGGCGTGGATTAAAAATCCCTGTATCTTATATGCAAGAGTCTGCCGATGGTGGTTCTGTATGGAATGATGGTAAGGTAGGTATTGCATATATTCAGGAATTACGCTTCTCATTATATGTAGAAAGATTACAAGCTTACATGGAACGTGTACTGGACGCAGAATTTAAAGAGTTCTTACGCTCCGCTAATATTCGTATTGACGAATCCATGTATCGTATATTGTTACCAGAACCTTCTAACTTTGGTAAGTACCGTCAATTAGAATTGGATAGTCAGTTATTAAGTGCTTACACTACAGCTGATGGCATCCCATACTTCTCACCACGATTCACCATGAAACGTTACTTACAAATGAGTGAAGAAGAAATAATTACTAACGAAC